TAAATACTAAATTACATGTAGAAGGTAGGGGTTACTTTAGTACAAGTATGTATATTTCGGCAGTGACTGGAAATAATGAGTTTGCGACTTCGCCCAATGGTTCAGGCTCTACGACAATGTATATCGGTAATGCTGCAATACAAGTATCTTCTGATTATAGATTAAAAGAAAATATTAGAGACAGTCAGTTAAATGCTTTAAATAGTATTAACTCTTTAAGACTAGTAGACTTTACTTGGAATGAGGCTACAGATTTAGGGGGTTTTATTAAAAATTGTAGAGGTACGTTTACAGGCTTTTTAGCACAAGAAGCGATTCAGTACATACCTTCTATGATTTCTGCTCCTAGGGATGAAAACGGAAATATAGATACTGAAAGTAAGAATACTTGGCATGTAGATGTAGGGGCTGCATTAGGTATTACATTTAAAGCAATTCAAGAGTTATCAGCGAAAGTAGATCAACTAGAGGAGCAAGTTAATGGGTAAGTTATCAGATTCATTAAATATAGCAGTAAGTAAAACATATGATAGTGGTTCGATTACTGCTTCAGGGTTTACAGATACTGATCATAACTTGGGAGTAGTCCCTACACAGACTATAGTACTTCGGGAATTACTACCCGGAGGTGAATGGGAACAGCTAGATTCCGGTAACTATGTTACTGTAACTAGTACACAAATATTAGAAAATGGACTGGCTTCACTTACAGGTGGGACTGGCCAAGTACGTATACTTGCTACAACTGAGGCTGGACTGTTTGCTTCACTAGCATCCTCTACTCAACAAGGTGTAGTGTCAACTGGAGCACAGACGTTTGCAGGAGATAAAACGTTTACTGGAGTTACTACGTTATCAGGTGGTGTTTCTGGTGATCTAGTGTTAGGACCGGACACTGGAAGTTCTACTGTCTTTAGAATGGTAGCAGACTCTACCAGTGTGAACCAATCTATAGAATATAATGATAGTACTGCTGTTCGGTTTTTTATGAACCATATTAACAATGCAACTGCCAGCAACCAAAGACTTACTTGGGGAACGGATGCTAATGCTGATGTTTTTACAATAACTCAGCCAGGTAAAGTAGGCATTGGTGAGACTGCTATAAGCTCCTCCAACCACTTAGCAGTAAGACATACTGATAGTGGTTCAGGTACTTCTGTTGCTCCTATAAAGATAAGAGCACAAGGTTCTAATCAAAGAGTAAGTCTTCAAATGGGTAATGACGCTGCTAATTGGTTTGCAGGGATTGATGGCAGTACTACCGGTGGGCAGGATTTCTTTTTTATTGATGATAATGTCAATAATAATAATAAGTACTTTACAATTAGGCAGGGAGGTAACGTAGGCATTGGTACTGATAATCCTTCTGGTATCCTGCATGTACTAGATAGTGATCTTTCTGGTACACCATTTTTAGTAGAAAGTAATGGAGGTTCTGCCGAGTTACTTAAAGTAGATTCTGGTGGAGATATATTTGCTGCCAATATGAGGAATAGTGCTGTAGGTGTTCCTATTCTTTGGGATACTAGTAATGGAGGCAGGTTACATAGGAATAGTTCTTCCCTTAAGTATAAAAAGGATATAGTTGATTTAACTTATGGACTATCTACTGTTGAAGCCTTACGGGCAGTCAGCTACACAGAAAACGATAGTGATTATCAAACTATTGGAATGATAGCTGAAGAAGTAAATGTTGTTGTTCCAGAAGTAGTAGCACTGGACGGTGAAGGCAATCCTGATGGCATTGCCTATCATCTTATTGTGCCTATATTAGTAAAGGCAATTCAAGAGTTATCAGCTAAAGTAGACGCACTGGAGAATAGTTAATGAACTTATACTGCCCTAACTGTGTAAAAACTCAGACATTTACTAAAATCGATAAGGAATATCACTGTGATGTATGCTCCTATAAATTATATGAAAATACTGCGAATACTGCTTTTGCTATTGCTAAATCTATGGATTACTTCTGGGTGCGGAAAGAAGACAAAGCCAAGGACAATAAGTGTACCAGAGCAGATTGCTGCCAGGGCGATGACTTACCGATCCCTCATAGGTAGCACCGAAGGTGTACAAGATAATCATGGATTCATTGATTACAAACATTGTGATAGTCTACTTTTTAGTAGTCTTATTAGTGTTGCTGGCATTTCGGTAGATTTACGTGCTGCCGAAAAGGATCCTGGGGAATGGTATAGAAGGCCATTAGCATATAGTGACTGTTACGAGACTGGAGAATCGAAGTCTCGCATCAGCCGAGATATGATCTTGGGCGTTATGTTTGCAGCGTATTACAATAAAGATATCCAAATGTTACAGGATCTGTGGAATTATGGCAGTAAAAACAGTTGGATAATGGGTAAGGTAAAGGAAGCCGATAACAGCTTAGCGTCTCTAATGTCCTCTAATTATATTAGCCTGTTAGCTAGGATGTTACATAAACTGTCCAGCAAAGATTATTCAGCCAGATTTTTCCCTATAGTCTTGGAAAAAAATCCTCCGGGGGGTTTCCAAAACCACTTATTGGTATTATATTTACTATTGCTAAGTGAAGTCAATGATGGACTAACAGACAGTCAACTTGACCTGCTAGAGAAAGTCAGCACAGAAAATCCAGAGAATTTGCTCTACGTAGCTGCTGCCCGGAAGTTTGGCATTGACCGACCTTGGCCTAAAATAGACGATAGAATATATCCTGCACATAGATTACCAAACACAACAGACAGGTGTGAGGGGTGGGCAACTCAGCGAGATGATTCAGATAAGGGGCTACAGCCTGGGTGCTTTGATAATAGACCTTTTCAGGTACATAGTGGTGGGGATTTAATATTCGTAGATTGGCTATTAAGAGAATACGGTAGGGAGTAAGTAGATGGTACTTGACGAGACAATGAAAACAGCCAAGAAGGCACAGGAAAAGAAACAGAAATCTTTCCAGGAAGAATCTCGTAAACTGTCAGACCTTCTACAAACTGGAGTTAACAAAGCTTCAGAATACGGACTTGAAAAGCCTGCCGCAGGACTTGCTGCTGCCATATCTACTGGACATTCCTTATTAAGAGATCCGGGAGACTCACCTGTAATGGCATCTACTATGACACCAAAGCCTACAAGACGTAACCCTTTTAGGAAAGATGGTAAGGTAGAGGTGCTTGATTCTCCTAAGAAATGGGAAGATGCCCTAGAAAAGACGAGAGGGCCTATGGGAGAGAAGATGACTCCCGAAGCTAAAATGAAATGGTTACGTAAGGTTGAGTCCGGTGTTAAAGGATATAAGGTACCCGAAAACTTACCTGTCGGTAAGATAGATGAAGAAATAAAGACCGTCAAGAAGATGTTAGAGGCCGAGAAGAAGGCCATGCAGGGGAAGAAAAAATGACCCAGCTAGATCGTATAGAGAAAAAACTTGACAAAATGGATAAAAAATTAGATAATGTAATTGCTGATACCCACCAAAATGCTGTGGAAATATCATGGATTAAGGGTACTGGTAAACTGATTGTTACAATCGTTACGGCGGTTGTTTCATATATATCTGCAGAAATATTTGATTTAACAGGTCTATTTAAAAAGTAGACAAAAGAAAGGAATTACTATGGGTTTTGATAAACTTGAGATGCCAACTGAAGAAGAGTTTGAGTATTCTGAAATGGGAGAAGAAGCTGAAGAGGAGTCCTCCGAGAATCCTTTGGCTAAATTTTCTGATGAAGAACTTATGGAAGAGTTAGCAAAACGTTCTGAAGGTGAAAATCCTGAAGAGTTATCTTTCGATGATGAAGAGGACATGGCATAATTTTACAAGCAAGGAGTTAATATGGATACTGTAGAGCAGATTATACAGGAAGTTAGGGAACTAATGGATGAGGAAAATACTGATACCATTAGTGATTCTGCTATTATAAATGCTCTCAATCGTGCTCAAGAGCATGTGGTATCTATATACTCTAAGCATTATGCTGAGCCTTACATTGGGTACAAGGACTATGTACTTTCTGCATCACAGACTAGATATCCCCTACCTAAGGATGCATTCTCTGATAGGGTAATTGATGTCGGTATTGTAGAAACTACTAATAATGGTTCTTGGTATCCAGTAACTTACATCAGAAATAAACAAGCAATTAAACAGAGACATACAGGTAAGTATGGCTATCCTGACTATTACACAATACAACGTAGACAGATAGAATTTATTCCAGAACCTTCAGGTAGTCAGTTTAAGGTCAGGGTGTACTACATCCAAAGACCTGAAAAGCTTACCAAAAGTCAGGGAAGGATTACTGGATTGCATAATGCAGAAAATCGTATACAAGTTAATAGCTTAGGTAGTTCCCTAGAAACTATCAATGATAATTTACATAATTTTATAAATGTGATAGATAGTCAAACAGGCGAAGTAAAAGCTACTTACGAGATTGACGAACTTAATACAACAACCCAGTCTGTAATATTTAAGGCTAGTCCTACACGTACAACTATTGCAGGTAAGTCAATAAATACTTCCATTAACGAAGTGGTAGACGAGGAGGGTAATCCTTCTATAGAACTTGATGATCATATCTGTTTATATTCAGGTACTTGTATACCGTACTTTGATGAGCCTTCAAGAAACTATATGATACAGTCTGCCGTAGTACAGTTAACTACATCACTAGGTAACCAAGGTGCTGCCGAAGAGCAACAGAAATCTCAATTCGAAAAAGAGGTTAAGGATGCGTGGTCTGGCAGAGAACTGGGCTTACGTATAGACCTTAAGGGTAGGCAGTGGGAAAGAAATAGGTACCGTTTTTACAGGAGGTAAGGTGTCTTTTACTGAAATAAATGAGAAAGATTTAGGTAAAGGTGTAGACCAGAGATCTTCAGAGGACAAGATTCAGTCCGGTTTTTGGGAGTCTCTGGTAAACGCAGACTCCACAAATAACCTTGTATCTAAAAGAAAAGGGTATCAACAATGGGGAGGAACAGTCCCCTTACGTGTAGTGTCCGCCGAGACTACAGGCAATAACGATGATACCTTATGCTTTAACCTAGATACCTATATAGATATCTCTCAAATTACTATAGGACCTATAATTATTCAGGGAGTATTGTCCGGTCAGCCTACTACAACTTCTACTACTTGGCCCTCAGGTACGTTTAATTCAAAATATTATAATGATTACACTGTATCTTTTAGATTAACAGGTAACTCTACTATACCACAGCCTTCTCATGGGTTTTCCACAATACCTATGCACTCTGAGGTAACACAATCTTTAAGCCAAACAACACTAGATAACGAAATATTTATTCCTGATGTGCATCAGATACAGACTAATACATCTAATGTTACACCTACTACACTCCAGAGTAGCATTATACAGCTTACTGATCAGACACTTCCATATATTCATTATAGTCTTTCTGTCCCAGAACTTGGTACTGATGGCTGGTTTTCCAATGATGGAACTGCCTTACGGCTTGAGCAGATAGATGGACTGGGGTGGTCGTCTGTTGGAGATACCCATACAAAAACAATATCTTTTGGTGGATCCGTTAGCGCTAACACACATACCCTCAAGAATTTCAACCCTATAGTTACATGTTATCGGGCGGAAAAGGCTGGATATTCAGGTACGTTATCTAAGTTTATTCCAGATGAAATCCTTGTAAGTAATACAGGTGATATACAGATAGTTATAGAAGACCAATCAGAAGACGCCGGTTCTCCTAATTATTACTACCTATTTGTGATATCTTCTCCTCCGGCATCCAATACTGTGGCAGGTAATGCAGAATCTTTTCAAGGGCCTAATAATGGAGTTACTCTGGCAGATGCTATTGTTACGGAAAATGCCTTTCTTATCTCTAGTGTATATACTGTAGATAATGTTGGAAATAAACAAATGGTAATTCCAGATACCATAGAATATGACGGTACTCAACATCAGATAACATTTACTAACACAGATAATTTACCTGTAAGTTACGAGGTTTACTATGATTTTGGCAGCTTACTTGTAAATCAGTTTTGTGTTACAGAAAATTTAATTCCCGACGGTTTACCTAGAACATTTACCGATGTAGAGCTTGATGTTTACGGGATAGATCCTGCCAAGGTTTCCTCTACATTTTCAAGGGAAAGCTGGTTAACTCACCTAGATCATTACAGAACTAGTCAGTTATCTTTTCCTGTAATCGCTCAGGGAGGTATTTTCTACGAGCTTGATACCAATACTGAATGGCCCACTAGTACCCAGATAGGTAATCTATTACCTAGAGCACGAGGTAGAATAGCGTCAAATACTAATATAGGTCCAGCCTTTCAGCCTGATAACACCTTTGCCAGAACTAAGGGATACTATACGTATACAGGAGCTTCAGGTAATGTAGCTAGTATTGTAGCTAATAAGTGGGAAAATAGCTTGATTACTATCCTTAAGCTAGACACTCCCGGACTTGTCACTACGGGTACACCTATAAGTGTAGGCGATCTTGTTACTTTATCTAATATGCATACCAGTAAGTTAACTGGAGAATTTGCAGTAGCAGATTACTCAGGTGTGGTAACTATTGATGGGGACACATTAACGCTTACTAATGGTATTTTTAATGGTACTGATAATATATATATAGCTATTGAAACTACTGTAACTAATGGAGATTACGACAGTTTAGGGTGCAGAGGTACCATAACAAGCTATACAGATGATATACCATTTACTCCCTCTCCAGAATTCTTAAGTGGAGACCACCTACTATACTCAGGACTCGACCTAACTCTTGAAGTTATCTCGGGTGTAGATACTGTAAAAGTTAAGGGAGCCACAGCTAACAGACAGGTTTCTGTAGGACTTACAGTACTTGCCAAAAGAAAAACAACTAATATACCAACAAGATTAGGAGACACTGGAACAACTAGTAATATAGTCCCTTATGATGTTTTACAATATAATCAGGTTACTAGAGGATCTAAGGTTCTTGCTGTGTATCCTTATGCTAACGAAACTGTTACCCTATCTGGAAATACAGTTACCTTATCTTCTGGGAGAGCAGGACTTCTTCGTGAAGGAGGATACATAAGTATTCAGACTGAGGGATTAGACAGTAGCACATACAAGATAATAAATGTAAGTGATGAGAATAATTTTACTGTAGAAGGAACATTTACAAGCATTACAGGAACATTGATAGGTAACTTTGTAGAGCTTGATGAAGCATTTACATGGCAAGATACTATAGCTAGTTCTGAATTTTTAGTACCTACATTTAGGTGGAAATCATTATCATTTCCTGGAGCAACACAGTTTAATACACCTGCTGACGACATACTACTAGATACCCAGGTTCCTAGACATCTTACCACGGATTCTCCAGAAAGTCAAGAAATTGTTCGATCAGCTATGGCAACGGATAATATGTACCTTACAAACGGCAGAGATCCCTTACTTAAGTATGATGGTACTCAATTGTCTAGGGCAGGATTTCCTAGGTGGGAGGGTTTTTTAAATGCTGTTATCTCTGACGATAACGGAGGAATTGTTAATCCAACACCTTCAATTACAGGAGCTGTTTCTGAAAACACTAAATTTACTGTAGATGTGGCTGAACGGGGTAAGGAAGTAGTATATACAGTAGGCCAATTCGTTGTCGGAAGTGATGGAGAAACCTATCAGATTACTGGGATAACCTCAGATACTACGGCAACGACTCCTGTACATGAAATTATTTTAGACAGAACGGCTACCGGGGTTACTTCATTAAAGGCTCAGGCTGTAGTAAAATATTACGCACGATTAAATACTGTAGATAATAATGGCAATATTCAGGGAAGTACTGTGGTAGGTTTTGAAGAATATCAGTTAGATATTTCTGAGTTTGATAACTTTACAGTTTCTTTAAAATTTGCGCCCTTACCTAGAGATATTCTTTATGATTTCAGTAATATAGAAATGGAATTGTATCGAACTAAAATAAACGGGGAGGTATATTTTAAGGTAGCTAGTATTCCAATAGATTACACAGAAATTGCAAACTTAAACTATTTTGATACTACACCTGATGTTAATCTTTTAGAGGCTGACTTACTTTCTTTTAATACTTCAGGGGCCGAGCTGGCTACCGGAATAGACCAACCTTTAAGGGCTAAGTATATTACAAGTGCTAATAACCGTAGTGTTTTAGGTAACTTAACAGACCACAAAAGAATGGAAACAAGATTACTGGATACTACGGGAAATTTTGTATCTACAGACTTAGAGGGTACAAGTCTTACTGTGTTTTCCTCTGGTCCTGAGTATGAATTCGAGTGGGTAAATCCTACTTTAGGAAATAATTCTCAAGCTATAACATCAATAGTTAGGCAGGCCGATAACATAACTAGGGTATCCTTTGCCGCTGTACCCTCGACGGCACCTAAATGGGTCTATATATATAAAGATGCCGAAGATAATTCCATACCCGCTAAGTTTCTGGGATGGTTTCGAGTAAATACCTATGTGTCTTCAGGGCCTTACGTAGACCTTTTCTTTCATTTGGATGCGGGAGAGGCTATTCCTTCGTTGACTAACTTAAAGATACTATTCCCTACGAGATCGCAAACAGTGGCTAACGAGGTTATTCCTATGTTAGCTAGACAGGATTTCAATTATATTGATAGTAATCCTCTAGGTTTAGGTGTTTTACACAGACTGCCAAAGGCTATCAATACTGTTATGAGTGTGGTACCTAACCCTCCTGTGTATGTAGAGGGTAATGAAGACTTAGGTGCTCAAGGTATTTTAAATGTAACTGCTATTAGGGATGACTTTGCCGGGCTGCTATGGTCGGGTGCTGGAAATCTTCCAAGTAATCTTGCATGGTTTAGTAATGGAGCCAGGGTTTCCTTGTCTGGTAATGATTGGGCAGCAGGTTCTGAAGAAAAAACTTATCCATCTAGATTGTTGATATCATTTCAAAACTTTCCTGAAGTATTTGATAATCCTAGAGCTATTACTCCTTTAGATAGTCAATCTGTTGTAGATGTAGACTCCTCTAATGGGGAAGCTATTACTGGAATTATCCCATTCTTTGGTGACTCGACAGATCAGGACTCAAGAAAACAAGATAACGTTGTGGTATTTAAAGAGAATTCCCTGTATGTTGTTAATGTCACTACTCGTGATGTTACCAAGATAGACTCTAGAGGAGTTGGTTGTAACTCTCCGTTTTCCTTGGGATATACAGAAAATGGTATAATGTTTGCCGACAGTTCTGGGGTGTATATGCTTGACAGACAGTTCCAGGTAAAATGGATTGGTAGGAATATTGACAGGTTATGGCAGACAGTTAACAAGGATAAACTGGATATCGTTACAGGACATGTAGATTCTGAAAACAAACAATATAAGCTATCTGTACCTACAGGAAGTAACACTATTTGTGATAGCGTGTTCGTATTTGATTACGGAGACGAGTCCCCCTCATGGTCTATATACGATAGCCATAAGGCTACTGGCTGGATGAGCATCGGGGACAACAGTTACTTTGCCTCCATAGGTAGACTATATCAGGTTCGCAGTAATGGTGATAACTCCGATTACAGAGACGATGACCAGCCGATTTCTATGAGTGGTAGCTATCGTGCTATGGACTTTGGCTCAAATAAACGTAAAATTCTTAGGCACTTAGTTACCGAATATCGCAATGTGGCTGATAGTTCAACTACCTCTACGAGTGTAGCAGTTGATCTTTCTTCGTCATTT